GTATATAGGTATATATAGTCTGTACATAGCCAAAGCTATGCCTGCTACATAAAAAGCCAAAAAATATTCCATGTTGTGTTTTCCTTATATTATAAATACTGTTGCAGATGTTGTAGCTTACCCATATCATAGGTAGCCAAAGGATAATATTTACCAGCGAAACTTAAGTTAGGAAAATAACTACCTTTAAGGTCTTCTTGGCTACATTCTATAGTGTAGCACAAGTATAATCTATATCCTCTTTCCTCAGCTTCTTCAGGTCTTAACTCCTTTTCAACAAGTGCTGGATAGTTCTGTCGAACTGCCCATATCTTCTCTCCAACTTTAAACTCGTCTGCTACACATTGTTCTGGTAGCATTGCGTTTCTTCTTCCTTCATAATCTGTAATGGCAAGCTTTTGAGGTATGCCTATTCTATTTATGATTGCTTTGATAAAAGCAGGAGAACGATATAAACTCTTAGCTATATCTGATACATTGCTTCCATCCAAGTAAAAGTTTACTACTTGTTTGATTTCCATTTCTGTTGCGCCCTTCCCTTTGTTTTGGGACTTGCGTCTTTCTCTATAAGCTACAGTGTCTAAATGGTCTTCAATAATTTTATTGAGCCTTGTAGTGTTATAACTTATATTTAGTATGCTGCACGCCTCTTTCTTAGTGATAGGCTTTTCATCATTTAACAACTCTATTACATGCTGTACGTTAGTTTCTGTCAAATTTTCGTGCTTTCTGGTCTTTATCGCCATTTATACTCCTAGTATGTAAATCATTAATATATAAGTTAAAATATGGAGATACTGGTCTAAACCATGTAATCCCCAATATAGTGTATGTGTGTTGTTTAGTTTAAATATTCTTTTAATATTATTCTTTGCATAATCTATGTGGTAATGTATATACCCATCTAAAAATGCTAAATATAGCGTTGTAAACCAATCGCAAAAGAATATTAATACAAGAAATGCTCCAATTGTGTGATGACCTGCATGGACTAAACCGCCACGCGCGCCATATGTTCCCTTATCTTTCCAAGGCTTCTGTAGAAGATAGTCAGCAACTGTATGCTTAAGAAGTAATAGTAAGAATATTACTACTACTTGTTCAAGACTTGTTACCGTTGTCATATCTGTTAGTAAATGTTCCATCTTTTTCTTCGTGTTCCCCTAGTAAGAAAATTGTATAGTGTATTATTTTTAGTAAGTCGTCAGGATTGTTCCCATACTTCTTACCATAGCGTTGTGCGTATTTAATTATATTACCTATACAGAATCCTTCGCCATGCCCTGCATCAAATACAAATTCTGTTGTTTGAATCTTGCTAGTACCATAGTGTTGTTTATAAGTTTTGTCTATATACTCTCTTACGTTTGCTAGTACTATGTCTTCATTAAATTTATAGTTAACCAATTAGTTCCTCCAAGGCACTATATCCGCCAATGTATTCTCCATCTTTGATTATCTGAGGAAATGTTCTAGCACCAGGAAATTTGTCTCTCATTTCACTGAAACCATAGTCAATATCAAGTTGTTTATATACTACTTCATACCCTTTTCTTTCTGCTAAACCTTTTGCCATATCACAATATGGGCAGTTATCTTTTCCATAAATTTCTATCATCTCGTTATCCTTTTTTCGTAATCAGCATAATCTTCGTTCCACCAGTCAGGCTTATCACGATGCGACCATACTGCAAATGTTGCTTTATCTAAATGATAATAGTCTCTATAACTTTGTATAGGATTATCATAGTCTCGTAGTTCTTCAGGCATAGCTATGCCGAATTTAGTAAACCCAACACGAGGTAAATTTTTCGGGTCAGGTAGTTTATTTACTACTTGTTCTACTGATTTGTGTAATTTTCCATAACGGTAGTGGTATTCATCGTTCAATGCGTTAGCATAACAATGAACCCACTCATGGTTATCCAATGACTCTCTTGCCCAGATTGTGCAAGGGTGATTGTACATCATTGGTAGGTAGGGGTAGGGACGTTCCTCAAGAGGTAAATGCTTGATTTCAGCTTTTGCTTTATTCATCACTTCTCTTTCCTCTGCGTTAAGAGCTCGAGGAACGAACCCTAGTAATTCATCTATCCATATAGTAGTGCATAAGATTTGAGCAGCCTCTAGCGGCATCTTGACAATATGCTTGTCAACATGATACTGGGCTGCCTTATCTAAATCTTCATCTAAGTAAAATAAATTCATTACGAAATCCAGCATTTATACTGAGGACATTCTCCACTATTTTTGTGAAGTTTAGACCCACAGTGTTTGCACTCTCCGTAATGGTAGTCTTCAAAAGTTTTGGTTTCTGAGTTCCACATATTTACTTTTTTGTGTTCTTGGTGTTCTGTATTTTTCATATGTATATTATACTAAAATTATGAACAGATGTCAAGAACTATTTTTTCGTTACTTAGGTTTCTTTTATTTTTTGCCCATAGCCTGAGCACCAAAGAATGCCGCAACAATACCAGCAACTGCCACAAAGTAGGTAGGAGCCATATCCCCTAGAGTTTCCTGTGCTTGGTCTAATCCGACCAAAGATGCAACAACAACTGCAAAGGGATATAATAATAGTCCACCTAAAGCGAACCAAGTCATATTTCTTTGAGCATCACGCATCGCATCTGCATCTTCGAGTTCTTTTCTTTTGAACTCTAAATACATTGCACGTTCCTCCTCTGTTACTACTCCGTCACCATTGGTATCGGCGGGATGATAGGTATTATTGACTTCTTCAGCCACCGTGCTTATCCTTTGCTTTTCCAATGTTCAATGCTAATAAATCTACAAACTTATAAAGTTTGCCAATCATAGCATCATCCTTTGGTGTCGGTGTTGATGCCGCAACTAAACTAGCAACTGTTACTATAAGAGTAACTGTACTTACTATTTCCATTATCATAGTATTCTCCGCTCTGTAAAGAGCCTTGCCCTTCGATTAGGGACTTCCTCGATAAGATACTATGGAGTGCAATCTAATGTCCTCCCATCTTTTCTCATCTAGTCTATAACACACTATCGTGTCATTGATTTGTTGATTCACTTTACTACTAGTGAAGGACTCCATAAGAGTACAAGGTATTGTATACTCTTTCTGTGAGTTATCTGATATAAAAGTTATATCTACTACGTCCCTCTGTAATAATTCTTTTAGTTCTGTAAACATTTTTGACCCCTGCTCTTTTTGCGTCTATGAGGATTGCTTCCTCTCTAATTTTCCATCTTCTTTCCGATATAGGCTTTAGCATCCATAAAAAATCGCTCATATACCTGTGTGTTCTTCTATTGTTGCTATTCTATCTTCCATATGTTCTAACCAGTCTTCGACTTCTTCAAATCGTCCTTGAACTACTGGATTTTTGTCAAAAAACTTAGCACCTTTATTCATTACTCTATAGTAGTGCCAGTCTTTTAGGTATTGTACTATTTTATTCCACATTATTCAATGCTTCTGGGTCTGTTACTTTTTCATAGTATACTACTACTTCCTTGAGTTCAGTAATATACCTTTTTAATTCTTGCATGTTGTAGGACATTAGTTCATAGTCTGGTATAGACATAGCTACAAATACTACTTGTCCATGCTCTTTTGTTAATCTTTCGTGAAACTCATTTATATTTTTATCACTCACTACATACCACATAGGGTCTTTGAGGTCTATTTCTCTTGGTAATACAGGCTGAGTAATCAGTCTGTCCATTGGTTTTGCTGTTACTTCTATCTGCTTAGTTGGAAGTAGACTGCAACTCGACGCCATCATCAAGGCTATCAATGGTGCGGCTAATTTCTTCGATTGAATCAAATACATTTTTCGTTCCTTTATTTATTCTTGGTTCTAGCAAACCAGGTTTTGCTGCTGCTAGTTTTGTTAAATTGTGTCTTTTAAAGATGTCCAAATATCGGTTCATCTCTAACTGTGTTTCTTGAGACTTCTTCTGTAAGTCTCCAAGTTGTTTTGTTTGCAGAGCAAAATCGTTCTGCATATTTTTAATTGCTGCTTCTTGAGTAGCAACTGCTCCTTCCAGAGCTGCGTTGTTTGCTGATAGTACTTGGTTTTCTTGATATAAGTAATAACCTCCTAGTCCTAGTACTAATATAACGCCTATATAAAGTTGGTTCATAATTGTTGAATCCTATAATTAAGTCCATCAGCACCACTAATCTCTACTAAGTCTCCATCTTCTGTGATGAAGGAGATAAACTTTGGTTGCTTTTTAATGAACTTCTTGACTATAAACTCTTGGTCGTCTGCGTCTCCCCAAGTAGCATTATAACTTACTTTTAAACTGTAATAAGTATTGAAGAAACTTTTAATCCATAGCCAGAAGGCTTGTAGTTTAGTCCAAATTTTCTTCAATATCTCAGACATCTTCCCAATCTTTACCTTCAAATAGGAGAGCTTCTGCTTCCCTTCTGCGAATAAGTCCTTCGAGAACTTTGCCCCCAGCTTTGTTCCATCTTTTGATTTGTTCAGGCACGCCATCATAGTCCCCTGAATTGAGAACTTTTAACATTGTACTTGCGTTTAGATTGCTTGGACCGAGATTGTATGTCCATGATACGAGTGCATCGAACATGCACTGGTCTATTGAAATTGTGACGGCATCGTTCACAGCTTTTTCGTACTCGACTAACTCGTGTACGAGCATTTCGTCTGCTTCTGCCTTTTGTATTGTTTGTCCTTCAAAGACTCCCTTAGTGTGACCATATCCAATTGTCCAAACACCTGCTGCACATTGGTAGGCTTTTAACTCTAGGCCTTCAAATTTTTTGATAAGGGATAAACCCTCTACTGATATTTTCATATATTTCCTCT